GCCCCTGTAAATGTTCAGGACGATAAGCTTACACGAGGCAATACTAGACTATCTTTCTGGGAATCGAAATTTCTTTTCCGCAACAGAGAGAGCACTGGTACCTCGAGGATCTCCATCAGTGTTAATGATGGAAGGACTCCAACCTGCCGGAATTTCACCGGCTAGGAATTCTGCCCTACCTATTTCTAGGTAGTTTAAGATCCTCTCCTCAAAACTTAGACCAATTGTCTGAGTGACCGACATCTTATTTCTAGTTCTTTCTAGAGAAGATGGAAATGCGTTCTCATCGTTAATGAGAATCTGCAATTTCAGGTCTTTCAGTTCAGCTTGGTTATCCCACACGTCAGTATCAGGTTTTATCATTTCTGTCATTAACAATAGACCGAAATTTAGCCTTTCTGCGTATGGTAACCCTTTTGTATTCCAATTCAATCCCCATGGGTGAACTTCGCGAGGTACATCAGCTAAGAGATTCAAAACTCTTCGTTGACGCCTTGTAAATAGACCTAAACTTTTAGGACCTAAATTACGAGCGAGTTCAATAAAAGACCTATCACTAGGTACTTTCCATTTTGGTTGAACGTAAGAATGTTCTTTCGTTATCAATCTCCCCCCAAACTCTGCTAAAACAGAGCTGGTGATGGATTTTGATTCCGATATAACTAAATCAAGTTTGTTATACAATCTTCTCAATCTACGGCCAGCTTCGATATCAATTACTATATCGTCGCCTAAAATGCGGTAGAAGATTGGTTTGCAATAACGAGCGAGTACATGATGGGAAAGTGCGAACAAGCCAAAGCTAGGGTAATTACCCAGCGGCTGTCCATTGCCCCATCTTATCGTTCCCCTGTGTCCTGGCATTTCCCAGTCTCCCCTAGATATACTTTTCAATAATTGTATATCAGCAGGGTTGGCTCCTAGTTCTTCAATTATTGCTAATTGAACGTCTAGAGGGAATCTGTCAGTAGCAGAGGAAAGATCGATACTCATTAATTCAGTATCATTCTTACGAAGGAATTCTTGTACATCGTTTACAGCTTTGTCTTGATTAAAAGTACAATCTTCAGGAATTGTTTCCAATTTCTGATATATAGACGTACCTAATCGCGACAATAGCAGTTGGAACACTGGGTAGGGATTTGCCACAGACCTCAATTTATAGCCTGGTTCTTGAATAAATCCAATTCTTCCGACAATAGACTCAACACCTTCATATCCTGGGATATCGGTGAAACTTTGTGAGACAGTATTTACTCTGTCCTCTCCACTAATTTTAGTTAGTGGCAAAGGTTCAAACCTCATCTTATGATATATGTTGATGATGTCGTTGTCTAAGTCTTGGTAATTTTCTTTGATCCAAGCCTGAGCTAATGGGTGCATTACACTTCTTTCGAAGGCTTTGTAACCATTGTCATGTGACACTACCTTGTTACGATATTGAATGTCGAATGCATCAGATGCATCTAGTTCATCGATAACGTAAGGTACCCGTACTGTACGTTCTGTCCATCTTTCTACTTTATGAAAGTGGCCAGAGTTCAGTGTTCCAAAGGAAGTTCTAGCCTGGACTCTTAAAACATATAAGAGACCATTTGAAGTGCTAGGACCTACTGTAGTGACGGCTGATTGAAACTTTTCCAATTGAGCTTTCGTCAACTCTTTGGCTACATATTGAGTGTAGACCATTAGAGCTGATAGCGATTTTTGGGGTTTCTTCATAGAAAAGACACGTTTAAAAACGCCTTTCGGTCCACCTTGGTGGTGTCTGATCCATGAGTCTCTATCAAAGAGTTCATCCTTTCCAGCCAACTTATTTACATAAGCAACCTTAAAAGACTTCAATCTATTGATAGTCCACTCTTCTCCGTTGTTTCTAATCCATTTAGAAACCAGGTTAAGAATAGCTAGTGTTTGCTGTTGTGATAAACCTACAGCCCTTAAACGTTTACAAGCGATGTTTTTATGAATTAAATTCATATCATGTCCTCTATCTCTTTGTGAGTTAGATGTGCATAACACATCCCTGATAACGTTACCAGGATGATCAAG